ATCGTGTATTTTTTTGGAAAAACAGATTGAAACTTATCACCCTTTACTAATGTTTGATAAAGTGTTTTAGCGCATTGCTCGCCATACCACCTATAACCATTAATTGAAAGGTGTGCCCCTTCGTAATCAGGTGTGAAATAATTAGGATTCATTAATATTACATCTTCGTTTTCTTCTGCAAATTCGATTTGTGCAACATCAATTTGAAGCTCTTTATTCTTTGCAAAATCACCACCAACCTGATAAATTAAAAACAACGGTTTAGACTCTTGCCCGTAAGTCGACATAATGTCATATTGCATATCATTCTTAAGTTGTAGTAATCTTGTTTTGTATATTGTTTTATCCGCATCGCTCGATGTTGGATTAGAGCCAATTAAATCATAATCACTCTCACCTTGTAAATATAAAATGGCAGGACATGATATTGTTTTTACTTCTGCATCTGCTATAGCCTTGGCTCTAGTAAGTGCTGATATAAAGAAATTTTCATAAACTCCGATTGCGTGAGGCTGTCCAGCTTTGGATAATTGTGCAACTGTCGCTCCGGGCTGCCCTGTTGATGATGCGAAAAACTCCTGTGATTTATTCACAAATCTTCGATATAATTTACTGAATGAGTTTGTGGTCGCTGTTATAAAGTGTTCTTTATCTGTATTAATTAAAGATGTTTTTGCCGTACCAATATGGTCGTCAGGTGTTGATCCAACCATATAGTTTCCACTTAAAGGTGATATTGTGAAGGCTGCTGGATTGTCGAAGCCAACCGATAACGACTGACCGTAAGCCACTAAGTGACAATAGTCTGTATTTATATCCTGAACATCTAGATTACCAATTGAAGATTTACTATAATTCACTTGATTAAAAAGAGGATCTAATTCGTTAATATTATAAGCCTCTAATGATTTAATTTGATACTTATAAATTCTAGAATCTAATACGCTAAATCGCCCAAACATCGTATTTTTTGGGGTTGTGAAATCGAAATCCTCTGAGCCAGCAACATCTTGGTGATATCCTACAACCTCCTTATCTTTATTGTAAAACACAAGCGAAGCAGAAGCACTTATCCTTCCGATATAATTATATTGAGTTAATGGATTTAACAATGTGTAATTCTCTGCATATGAATAGCCACTAAATACAACTTCTTTCCCTTGTGCGTCTAAATAAAACCCTTCTTTAAATTCTGCAATCAAATTACTATCTAAAACATCATTTACATTTACACTTGCACTCCTTATATAATTAGTGTTTTGCTTAGGCTTATTTGTTGTGTATATGGTTTTCTTAACCCATGCAGAACTTTCATAAATAAAAATACAAAGTGCTTCATTTTTAATTAAGCCGTTGAAGTTTGTATATGTTCCATCCTCTAAAGGTAGAACTGTTGCTCCTTCAGCTGGCTCTGAAATAGCCGCAGAGCTAGGAATAATTTCACCGTAGTAATTAGATCCTAAATTTGTTAAATTGTCTAATATAAGAGCAACTGAATCGCTTACATCTTGCGCGCTTGTCGCATTATTTCCATTCCCTACCTTTAGTAATGTATCGACTAATCCTTGTATGGTATCTTTTAAACTCATATTTTTTCTATTTAATTATAAAGATAGTGTTTTATTCGTACTTCTCAGTAATTGTAAATGTTGTATCTGTTTGGTAATCGTCTGCCGTTTCGTTTTCGAAATCATCATTAAAATCATCATTAAAATCGCCTTTTGTGTTTTTATATTCGAACACCTCAACCCATTCGGCTGTCATTTCGTCTGTATTCATATTCCATTCATCAATAGAATTAATCATTAGCCGTTTGTTTTGGTCGTCTATATTTGTCCAAACATCGTAATCCCATATTACCGTACCGTTTACTTGCCTAGCAGATTGTCTGTTCTGTAAGTCGTATCCTATTGCAACTTGTTCTAGCAAGTCTTTTGCGGTTGTGTCTCCTGATCGTTTCCAATCTACTTGAGCAACCCCAGAAGAGTCAACTAAAGCTCCTGCGTAAGTTAGTTTTACGTTTCCATTTTCATAAGGAGATTGACCTATCGATATCTCAAACCCATCCTCACTAATATTATTGTTTTCGTTTATTTCGCAATTTATTTCCTTCCCAAAAATATCATCATCACTATATTGATCTATAAATCTAACCCCAATATCTTTGTATCCTATTCTTGAATTTTCAGAAGGCCATAATCGAAACATTAAATCACCATCTGCAGGAATTCCTTCTGATGTTATCGTTAACTCTTGATAATCATCGGCAGAATTTATATTTTCAAAAACAAGCTCTTTTGTTTCGCTGCCCGTGTATGTATCCCATCCGTTATCCTTTAATATATATCCAGCTTGCGTTGTTTGGTTTGTTATTAATAATATATCAATTCTTATATCATCAATTACAGACCCAGTCCTACCTCCAGAATATACTGTTTTAGCATTAAATAAAAACTCAACATCTGAATCAGAACTTTTCACAGGCATTATTTCAGATATTAAACTACCAATAACACCAGTTAAATTTGGTATTCGAAACGATCCGCTTTCAGATGCGTAAACATATGGAACGTCTTGCATGTTCCAATTATTTATATAATATTTATTTGTTCTTCTTCCCGATCCATCTTCTATCTTTGTAAAATCATCAATAGACTGCGGAAAGTTTCTAAATGCATTTTCTATATATAGATAGTCTTGTTCTATCGCAAACTCTTTCCAAGATGGTAAAATAGACATTTCAGCATCTCTATTAATCCATTTAAAAGCCTTTGAAACTAAAGGAAAGTTTAATTTACTAGCTAAGTAACTTGGAAAGCTTGCACTATTTCCCTGTACTGTATCTAAATTGTAATACTTAGCCTGATCGTAAATTACCCACCCCCTAGGAGTTTGCCTAATCTGAGAGCCTAAGCCGCTTAATATATTAGTTACTACCTCCAAGCAGCTCAACGGCTCGTTATCGTCAAAGTTCCAAAAAGCATCATTATTAACGTATGCCTGTTGAATCATAATTGTGCTTTGAGTCATATCGCTAGACCATAAACCTATATTATCATAGAAATTTAAATCTAATCCAGTTTTTAAAAGCACCCTATTAAGCACTGTTAAAATTGTTTCTAATCCTTCAACCCTATCACCCAATCCATCTAGATATGGTATATCTTCCAACCTTCCTAAGTTATCCCTAGCCGTTAAATTAACCGTATAATTTTTCCATGAGTAATAAGGCTCAGAATAAGAATCAGACTCTAAGAATCCCCTGAAAACAGTTGAACTATTCCTTATAATTTTAACTTGATACTTCTTATCATCAGCAGTAAATAAATGTTCAAATTGAAAATTTTTAGTACTTAGTAATCTTAAAGAAGCAGTAAGTTTTTTTATTGGCTCTTCTCTTCCGTCTCCCGAATCTGATAAATGAATACTTGCACCCATTTTAATTTGCTCAGAAGAACCAGAATAATCGCGCTCTAATATTTCAACCCTTACGAGTCGTCTGTAGTGTAGTGATGTAAATTCGTTGTAGTATCTTAAATTATATGCCATTATCGTTTAAGTTGCTTTTGTCCTTGATTGTTCGCTAATGCTATATCTTTACCTTTAATTGTTCCCGTTACTTCTACGCTTATATTCTGCGCTTGCGTTGTTGCTCTCCTTGTACTGTCGTTTGTTGTTGGGCTTGAGAATCCTGTTGTATCTATTGATGTGACCGCACCACCTCCAGAAGACACTCCTCCACCTCCACCAATACCAGAGAACGCAGACGCTACTGTCGCTATCCCTGCCGCAATTGCAGCAATATTATATGGGAATGGCAAAGCCGCTCCACTCTCAACCGCCTTACCTGTTGCAGATGCAAATAAGGCAGGCATCATAGTTGCAACCGCTTGAATTGTAGTTGCCGCCACATTTAACATTGTTGCAATCTGACTATCTCCCGAAGCCTGAGCAATTTGACCAACCGAACCGAGAATAGAACCATAAGCCTGTTGTGTTTGTTGTGCTGTTAATACCGTATTTGTAGACTCTTGAACTTTCTTATTGTAGTCGTCAAATGCTTGAGTAGCCGCATACATTCCATCTGTTGTTATTGTTGTTGGAAGCACTTGCGGTTCTGGTGTTGGAAGATTTAAAGTTCCCTGATCAATTGGCTTTACTTGCGTAGATATATCAACTGGAGTCTGCTGCGGTAGTCTTTGTATTTCAAGCCCCAAATTTTTAAGAGTTTTTATTTGATCTTCTAAAGCTGCAATTTCTCTGTTAATATCAGAAAGCCTTGATCCTGTTGCTGTCTTTTGATCTGTTTGAAGGTTTTCTATTTTCTTAGAAAGAGTTTCTATGTTTACAATCTCTTCCGCAACTCCTTCTTTCGGAGCTTCGCTAACTTTTCTTAATAGTCTTATTAATGCTAGATTCCCTTTTCTTCTATCTCTTACATTCTTGTTTGAAAGATCCCCATTAGTTAAAAGCTCTTTATTCTCATCCGTTAAGGCTTTTATTCTAGCCTTTGCATCTTCTTTTGATATCTTGCCATTCTTTTTGAAAGATTCGAATATCCTTTTAGCTCCCTCCTCTAATTTCTTTTGGCTGTTGTCTGCTTTATTAAAAGCCAAATCTAATCCAAATACTAGATTTGAAATTGCTGCGTATTCTTGCGATGCCGTAACTGCTCGACCTATTGAAAGCTTTACATTATCCCACGAAGCGGCTAAAGATTGTATTTTCTGTCCGTTAGTTGTTGCAGCCTTACCAATCTTGTTTAATTCAGCTTCTGCAATCTTTCCAACGGCTTCAGCAACTTGACCAACTGAGGCTGTACCCAATCCTACACCGTTCATCTTTTCTTTTAATGCAATAGCACTAATACCCAAGTTATCTAAAATCAATGGCGATTTACGACCAATACCCGTAACAATAGAAGAAACTAAGTAATCTACACTTTCACCCGTATCTGCTGCTCTTGCTGCTGCAAACTCAAACAACTTTGCTAAGTTCTCAACTGGAACGCCTAAATTTTGAGCCATTACAGTTTTACGCATTAACTCAAGGTTTGAAACAGTTCCTCTTGTAGCGGTCTTTAACGATTCAAATATCTTACCTCCTCCAATACGGTCAAATGCTCTCTGCACACCTTCAGCCTCACCTGCAAGCTTAATTACTTCTTTTCCAAAAGCGATAACCTGTTGAACCCCGAAAGCACCCGCAATCAATCCACCTATCTTAGAAATAGATTTACCAAAGCTTTTAGTTTCTTTCTCAGACTTACTTAACCCCGCAGAAAATTCAGACTTATCTAATCCAAGCTTTACTTTTAATTTACTTATAATATTGCCACCCATAACTTACTCAATAAATGATTTTGGAACTTTGTAACCGTTTTTCTCCATTGTTTCCGCTTGCTTTTTCGTAATCTTAGTTGCTGTTACTGGCATTATTTGACCATCCACACTAGGCAAATAGAAGATATCTGACTCTCTTCTATACTTTGAGCTTTGTTTAATATTAGCGTTGCCGTTCCTTAGCTCCATTAATATCTTTCTTGTTTGGTCGTAGTTCCTTTCTTGCGCCCTCAAGTAAGCTCTCATCTTCACCTCGTACTCGCCAATCGATAAAGTATATAGATCAGAATAATTAAGCCCTAATTCACCGATACAATCTTCTGATATAACCGCCCAAAGATCGACTTTCTCGTCTTTTTTTTTATATTCTTTGCCATTTGTTCAACTGGCTTACCAAGTATCTTAGATTTAGCCAAGCAGTCCAAAGCTTTTAGATATTCTTTTGTATCGTTATCCGCTAACTGTACAATATCGAACAATGTCAAATCACAATCTAAACCTTTTAGATCACAATTATTTTTAATCCCCGCCCACACAGTGCAAATTCCATCCATCGAGCTAGTGCCTTTCTCTGATATCTCAAAGGCTTTTGTTTTTTCGGTTTCGTATTTGATAACCTCGTATAAGCGCACCCCGAAGAGTACACCATACGATTTACCACCTACTTTTATTTCACAGTAGTTATTCATTAAGCTTTTATTACTTTAGTTAAAGGGCTATTCCCTGTTAATGAAATATCAAGAGTTATTAAAGCCTCATTGTCTGCTGAGAAACTTCCCGAAGCAATAAGAGCTGAACCAGTCCAAGAAATATCACCAACCTCATTATCCATACCAATCGCAACACTTACCTCCGTACTATTGTCTGTGTCGATTAATTTATCTAATAAATCCAATTGCCCAGTTTCTGTTGGATCATAATTTACTGTCGTTTCCGCGCTCCATGATCTTTGACCATCAATTGCAGAAGCAGAACCCCCACTATCTTTGTCGGAAGCGTCAATAATTGCATTCTCAATACTAAATGATGTTGTTGTTTCTAGTGGTATGGCTACATTTGAACCATCAGCCACATAAATACGGAACTTTTTACCGTTTGTTTTTGCCATGACTTAAAAATTTACTTGTGTTAAATTATACGTATAATTAATTAATATTCTATTTATTGTTCTAGCATCGTCTGCGCTTTCTTCTGTTAATGCGGTTGATCCTGTGAAATTTACCATGTCAACATTGAAATCATCAACCTCAATAGGAAACTCAAATAATTCATTTTGCAAATCCTCTCCTATCTTCATACATTCGCCCTGACTTCTATTTTCTGTGATAACATCGAACACCAAATTAACAGGCTTAGAATTATTACCCTTATCAATTTGTCCTTCTGTTGTATCCATATACACCTCAATTCTAGGGTAATCAGTAACCCCCCCGATCGTGACTGGGAAAC